AAAATGGGAAACCTTAGCAGTAAAAAGAAGCAGACGGCTAGGATGGTAAAGATAGAGTGCGCTTGCGGTTACGGGCCGATAAGAGCAAGCCGTAAAATAATTAACCATGAGGCTGGACTGCCCTTGTGTCCGTCATGCGGCGACTGCATGATGGCAATGTATTAAAAGGTTTTGTGATCCGCCAAGGAAGGCGCTAGCTAACCGAACTATTAATTCTTATCACGGAATTTTAACGATAGCAAATTAATGCTATAAGGAGCAACGCAATGAGCGCAAAGCAGCAGATTATAGACAAGATTAACGATGATTTTAAAGGCAAGGCGCTTAAGGATGGATGTAGTAGTTCTTGCGCCTATCTTAATAACAGTGATCAGCGCTGCGTAGTCGGCTTATTCATCGGCGACATAGGGCGAGTTAAAAACAGTGACGAATCGGCAGATGATGTGCTGTACGAGAACAGCGATATCCTTCTCGATATGCCAAGTCATAGCATCAAGTTTTGGCAAGCTGCGCAGGAACAACACGACGAATTAAATATTGACGACGAACTAGACTTTCAAAAGGGAGTACTAACGCAATGGGTTGAATCTAATTTTGATCTATTTGAGCACACAGAAAAGGAAGGATAATATGAAACTATTAACGCAGAACAGCAAGATGAAAAAAAGCGGAATGCGTGTCTTTAACTTCACGCTACCCGCCATAGATACATGCCCAAACCTGGGCGCTTGCGCAAGAGGGTGCTATGCAATGCAAGGCGCATACCGATGGAGTAATGTTTACGCAAAGCATAAGTCCAATCATGACGCGACGTTCAGTCCAGAGTTCATAGGTAATATTGTTCAGGAAGTCAGAGCGAAGCGTGTAAACATAGTCCGCATTCATGATGCTGGTGACTTCTACACTAGGGAGTACGCAAGCAAGTGGATATCTATAGCAGAAGCATGTCCCGATATAGAATTCTATGCTTATACGAAAATGGTGCAGTTATTTAAGGAGGAACTCTTTGACTTGCCGCATAACATGACAATCATCTATAGCTATGGTGGCAAGCAGGATGCCATGATTGATCCTAGCACTGACCGCCATAGCCAAGTGTTTAAACACATCGATGACCTTAAGCTTGCTGGATACGTCGATGCAAGTAGCGACGACTCGAAAGCATTAACACCTAATAAGAGGGTGGGACTTGTCTACCATGGCGCGAAGTCAAAAGCGTGGGGGGAATAATGGGAAAGATAGGAAATGCAACAACTCCAGCGCCAATGTATATGTTTGACAATGACGCGGCAGGTAGGACATGCATCGGGAGGAGTCGAGTGTCGGCTCCTACAAGGTGGTTAGCTTGCGACGGTTATCTAGACAGATCTCAAAAGATACTAGACTTTGGGTGCGGTAAAGGTGATGAAGCGTTTATACTCAAAAGAGATGGCTTCAAAATCAAGGCTTACGATCCATATCAAGAGGCGTTTAAACGCAGGCCAAGTCTTAACGCATTCGACGTGGTGCTATGTACTTATGTTCTGAATGTGAGTGCGGACGATAGGCAGATGCAAGCCATGATTCTCGACGCGTACTCCCATCTCAGAAAGGGTGGCAAGGTATTCTTTGCTGTGCGAAGGGACATAAGACCAAAGAGGGCAGGACTTCAGCGGTGCGGATCGCATCAACGGCTAGTCTACCCCGACCAATTGTTTCCTGAGATGATCGAGAAAATCTATGAGAGGACAAAAGGTTTTGCTATCTATATGGCGACACATTGAACGCGCAGCGGATTTACCTATGAGATATGAACGTATAACTTTTAAAAACAAAAGAGGAATAAATGATTAAAGTAGAAGACCTTTCAGTAATTAATGCTCACCCCGTGAATTCATATCATGACACGGTCGAGATTAGTAGAGCAACTCTTTGCAATATAGTAGAGAAGTGTAAGAGATACGAGCAAGCACTAGTAAATTGCTTGTCAGTGGTAGATAAGGCATGCGAGAGCGAGACCTACACCACCAACGAGACGGCCATGAAGGTGGCAGTGCTTTCTTCAAAGATTAACTATGAGTACTACGCGGCAATGCGAGCGCCTATTATCTCATCAAGTTTTGATTACACAAAAGCAGACGATAATAAGTATAAATCAATAGTGATTAATAAAATGGATTCATCGGGGTAGGAGGTATGAAAGAAAAGCAATGCACTAAGTGCGCAAGTAAGATGAAGCTTAGTAGTTTTAATAAGGACAAGAGAAGCAAGGATGGTTACAGATCCGAATGCAGACTTTGCCATTATATTATGCAAGCAGACAGTTTAGTCAAAAAAATAAAGGAGCTAGAAGATGAGCGCAAGTAAGTTATACGCATACGATATTGAGACCGCGACCATTGGCAAGAGAGCTAACGGATACACGGATACTAAGCCTTATAAATTAGGCAACGTAAAGGACGCAGTTAAGATTGAAGCTAAACTAAAAGAGAAGAGGGCAGACGCAAGAGACAAGCACGCTTTGTCGTGGTTCACTGGCCGTATAATATCGGTATCTTTCGTTGATGTTTTTGGCAACGAAGAGGATGAAGTCTTTGCCTCGCATGATGAGACGGAGATCCTCGCTAAGATTCAAGATAAGGTAGCTAAGGATTGCAAACTAATAGGCAAGACAAGCGACCTATTCGACAACGGTTTTGTGATAGGTAGGTTTATGGCCAACGCCATGAATGTTCCGAGTGTGTTTAAACAGAGTAGCAGGTTGCTTGATGTAGATAAATTCTTTGCATTCTCATCACAGTCTAGTCAGAGGGGAAGGCTTGACGACTACGCATTTGGCATAGACTACAAAGCTAAGCCAATGACTGGAGCAGGAGTGGCTGTCTTATGGAACGAGATATGCATGGCAGCAGTGAACTCTGACACAAAGAAGGAAGCGGCTGCTTGGGATAAGCTTAAGGATTATAATCTTCACGACTCTAAGGTGGTTGCGATGCTAGCAAAACTTTACTACGGTGATTCGTTTCAATAGGGGGAACACATGGAGATCAGGAAAAGTACAGAGTTAATCGAAGGCGCGAAAGTTAATACGCTATCCATAGGCGACAGTGGCAAAGGCAAGACGTGGTTCGCTGGTACTATAGCAGACTACGGCAAGCCTTTTATTATTGATAGTGAGAAGGGATTGATGACGGCAGCGACCAAGGTTTTTGATTATGTTGAAGTCAACACCTTTAAGGAATTCCAGGAAGCTTGCGTGTGGTTCATGAAGAATGCAGAGAAGGAAGGCTACACTCATCTAGTTGTTGACTCTGTCACACGACTGCAGCAATACTTGGCCGAGTCTATCAGCAAGGACATGAAGCTATCACAGCAGCAATGGGGTGAGATACTAGCCACGTTACGCAAGACAGTTAACTGGCTTACAAAGGAATGCCCTACTCATGTTCACGTTAGTGCGATGGCCATGGAAAGTAAGGACGAACTGACAGGGGGAGTTAAGATTTTCCCAAACATCATGGGAGCATTTAAGTTTGACCTAGCTGGCTACTTTGATGTTGTTCTTTATCATGACTGCGGTATCAACAAGAGTAACGAGCAAGCTTACTGGGTGCAAACAAAGGGCGACAGCAGAATACCGGCACGCTCGAGACTGGATGCAATCAAGCCATTAAAAAAATTTGAACGCAATGATTATGGAATCATAGCAGACATTCTTAACATCAAGGAGAACAAGAATGAAACCAAGTAGAGATCACAAACAGATGCAGAAGAGTATTGAGAGGATCAAGAAAAACATGTCAACAGATGAGAGGCAAGAACTTATGGACGAAGCCGCTCGAGTTGAAGAGATCAGAACAGACAAGCGTATGTATGACATGGATTCAGAAATGTTTATCCAAGCTATGTCTCAATTCCTAACGTCTATCGTTAACGGAAGGGTCTCGCAGATAGGAGCATACAATGAGGAGACCATGTTTCAAGCTGACTTGGACACAGCCAAGAGCATGGCTGCATTCATGGTGAGGGATATGAATGCCTATAGAGATAGCAGAGAAGCCAATTACATTTATAAAGGTTCAACAGAGGAAGGGGTACAATAATGGATATTTTCAAGCCGACTAAAGATCAGATCGAAGACGCACTTTCAGGGGGCATACCCAGATGGGAGAGCGGAACGGAAGTTCATATGATAGTAACCGACATCGAAGAGAAAGAGCAGGACGATGGCCTACTTCTTATTATCGAATGCGAGGTTCTTAACACCAAGCATAAAGGTAAAAAGGTTAAGCACTTTATTAGAACATGGAACCCAGCAGCAGCAAGACAATTCTACGACATGGTTCAGGCCTTCGTCGATCAGGATGCAATGGTTTTACTGGGGCAGTCAGGCGAGCTTAAGACATTCCTTATTGGCAAGTCTTTAGGTGGGCAGACTGATAACTACACCGCAGCAAGCGGCAAGGTTTACACGAACTACAAGAACTGGACTGCAATCGAGGGATCTGGCGGATCAGCTCCAGACCTTGATTCTTCCGACATTCCGTTTTAATTAGAAGGGGGGTAGATGTATAAGTACGTTACATGGAGCGAAGGAAAGTATTTTTCAGGCGGTAAGCTATTGCCTATGGCGACCGTCTCAAGGCTTGTCGGTTCTATCAGTAAAACGAAGAAGGATCTTTTCACTACTGTTCAGGACTCTCCCTCTCTTTACGATGCATACAATGATGCTATCGGATTGTCTAACGCACTGGAGTGTGAGCTTGGAGTTAAGGCTTTCGCTTTCTTCAGTGGAAGTAAAGGCTTTCATATCATGGTGCCATTGTATGTTAGGCATAAGAGATGTCACGAGATAGTCAAACTTATAGCAGAAGACATATGTCCTCAGGTCACGGTTGATCCGAAGGTATATAGAACGAGATCTATGTGGAGAGTTAATAATAGCTGGAACATTAAAGGCGAGAGATACAAGATAGCCGTTAGTCTTACCGAGCCTCTCGATCAGATCATCGAGGCGGCAGAGAGGGGGCGTTTAAACAGCGAATGGAAAGCGAAGTGGATGAGTGCCTTGGGGGAATTTCCAGTCAGTCAGTATGAAGATAAGCTTCCAGTTTTTAAGCCGTCGAATCCGAACGAGAACACTCACTTCTGGCGCGACATGATGCCATGCCTAGCCAAGCTATGGCGTGCAGATGCACCACCAGAAGGAGGTAGACACGAGCTTGCTTACATGTTCATCCGGCATTGTTACAAGTCAGGTCTAGATAGGGATGAAGCGGCATCGTACTTTAGTGTTCACCCATTTTGGAAAAATGTTGACGAGAACGATTACACAAAGATAATTAGATCAGTATACACAACAGGCAATGCAGCCATGGGTTGCAAGCATAACGAGATGTTACAGTCAAACTGCATTAAGTACTGCAGATATAACATTGGTAATTTTAATTTAGCAGACCTATTAGGAGGTTAAGATGTTTTGGTGTTGGGAAAGAAAGAAGGCGCAGACAAGAAACGAAGTAGCAGACGATGGCCAAATCGAGCAAGAGATGGAAGCTCAGAAAGATCCTCTCGTCAGATCAAGGCAAGTGTTCCCAGATGGCTACAAGTCTTATGCTATTAGAAAGTTTGCACAAATGAGCGTGGGCGTGAACCTATTGAAAGGACAGACTAGAGGACACATAGCTTGGTATGTCAACAGATTAAGGAATGGTCGCCCCAAGTACGAAGGTGCTTCAACTCTAACGGGGATTCCTTGGGAGATTATCGGAGTTCTTCATGGTCTAGAGTCAAGCTTTAATTTCGACAAGCAAATCCTTAATGGCCAGAAGTGGTGGAAGGTAACGAATTTGGTGCCAAGAGGACTAGGGCCATGGGCTAATTGGGAGGAGTCTTGTGTGGCAGGATTTAGGCATGAGCTTAAGCACAATCCAATGCCCATCGAATGGTCAGTTGAAGCTACTGCCTTGTTCCTAGAGAGATGGAATGGCATGGGCTACTGGAGAATGAAGAGAGCATCACCTTATCTCTGGTCTTATACTTCAGTACAAGAGCAAGGCAAGTATGTCAGCGACGGAAGATACGACAGGAATGCAGTCAGCAAGCAGGTTGGCGGCATGGCCATGCTTAAAGAGGTAGGCTTCTTTGGTTAGCATAATGATAATAGCTCGATTGATATCTGGCATGCAGGTCAGTCAACAATACAAGGCGTGGTTATCTGACTGCGTCCTGTATGGGCAAAGGAGAGGAGCACAAGTCGATCTATTTAAACGACTAGAAGAATGCAAGGGGGTAAGGAGTGGCAAGCATGGCGGAAGCAATCAACATGATGAACAAGGTCTTCGATCAAGGATTCGGTAGAGGTAACGTAATAGCACACTGGCCAGACAAGGCATTCCAATCGTTCACAAAAGAAGAGATGGGAAAGTTTTGCCAGATGGTCAAGGAAGAACTAGAGGAAACGGAGGACTAACTAATGAACGAAAAAAACCCACCAATAATGGCGGCACACATAAGAGGGAAAATATGAAAAAGGTAGTACAGGTGATTGAAACAAACGAAAGCGCACTAGAGTCATTGATGGGAAAACGGGTTACGTTTTTATGTCTTAATTATATCTATGTCGGTGAGTTAATTGGAGTAAACGACACAAGCGTATGTCTAAAAAATCCTGCAATAGTTTACGAAACAGGTAAATTTTCAGATAAGAGCTACAAGGACGAGCAAAGTCTTTGCGTTGAAGAGTTCTTTATCTCTATGAACTGCATTGAGAGTTTTGGCGAGTTGAAATGATTAGAGGGAAAAGACAGAAGTGGTCTAGGTCTTGGTCTGGGTATAAGTCTGGGTATGGGACTTGGTCTTGGTCTGGGTCTTGGTCTAGGTTTGGGTTAGAAGAACGAAATGATAAAGGAGGTGAGGAATGAACGAGAAGGTAATAGAAAACCTGTTGTTGGAATGGCTTAACTATCAGAGAGGCTGCTTTGCTTGGAAGAATAACAGCATGGGGGTCTATGATCCAATCAAGAAGACATTCAGAACAAATAAAAATAAGTATGTGCATAATGGAGTGAGCGATATCTTAGGTATATATAAAGGAAGGCTCCTCGCTGTCGAAGTCAAGACTAGTAAAGGCGTAGTGAGTCGGGCGCAGCAAATATTTATCGACAGAGTCATAAAAGAAGGGGGCATAGCTGGTGTAGCCAGAAGCCTTCAAGATTTAGAAAAACTAATCAAGGGAGGTGATGATGAGACCAGATCTTAGATACTATCAGAAGGATTGCGAAGACGCAGTCGTTAGGGATATTGCATATGGACACACTAGACTTGCATGCGTACTCCCGACAGGAAGCGGAAAAACTACAATCTTCGGGAGCATTTGTAAAAACTACACCAAGTCTTTCCCTAACAAAAAAGTACTTATTGTCTCCCACCTCGGGCTACTTGTTAGTCAGACGGGACAGAGGTTCGATACAGAATGGGGCATTAAGACAGGCATTCTTCAAGGGCAGAGGCTACCGAACAAGGGCGATCGAGTTATTGTCACCACCATGCAGTCATCAAGAGAGAGGGGAAAGATTGAGCGATGGGCAAGATCAGAAGGCTCGTTCAGTTCAGGTGCAGACAAGCTAGACATTGGCATGATTATTATCGACGAATGTCATTATGCACAGTCAGCATCATACACGGCCATCATCGAGATGTTCCCAAAGGCAATAATCTTAGGTTTTACTGCAACACCATTCAGACAGAACAAGCTAATGACGGACATGTTCGAGAAGGTGAGCTACACAGTATCGATGCGCGAACTAATAGACAAAGGCTACTTAGTTGAACCTCGCTTAAACCTTGTCCCTTTCGACACGACAGATGAGGCAGACATGTACAACAAGATGATTAACATCTACAAAGACAGGCATCTTGGACAGAAGGCCGTGATTTTTTTGCGCACAATTGAAGAGGCCAATCTCTGCCGTAATGTGTTCGACAAGGCTGGCATATCATGCAGCGCTGTCACATCTAAACTCATTGGCGAAGGACGCGATGATGTTCTCACAGCATTTAAAATGGGAGGAGGGCCAGACGTTTTGACTACAGTTGATGTCCTCACTGCAGGATTCGACTCACCAAACTTGTGCGCTATCTTTATGCCATTCAAGATTGGATCTGTTACGACCTACCTGCAGAGAGTAGGAAGAGGCTTGCGTCCATTCAAGGACAAGGATCATTGTGACATCTATGCCGGATCTACTACACCAAATATTGAAGACGGATTCTGGGAAAGAATGAATAAGAAGATGCTGCATGGAGGCAGGAAGAGCATCGAAGACTACGACAGTTTTCTTGAGATCATCGAATACGCGAAGGAGAAGCTTAGCGAGGAGAGATACAGGTGGACGATTGATGTCATTAACATGGCTAACGCTGTCAAGAATAAAGGTATGCAAAATGTTCACGACATGATTATCTATCAGCAATTCCCTGAGGATATGTTGGACGTTTTTGTTAACAGCCCACCCACTACAACGAAGAAGGGAGCCAAAATTAAAGCTACCTCTGCTCAGAGAAAATGGCTTGAAGACATAGGCCTGTGGAACGATAAGCTAACTAAACCCGAAGCCAGTGCAATTATCACTGGACATAGAAAGGCTAAGGGATTGGTACAGGAATGGGAGAAGGTGCCTGCCGGAAAGCACACAGGCAAACTGTTCTCTGAGGTTCCGCCAATGTACTGGAGGCAGCTGGCGTATAAATTCTCAGGATCAGAAGCATACAAGGCTTATAACGCGTATAAAAAAAGGATAGGAAAATGATTATTATACCAAACGGATTGCTTTATAATCAGAAGTTCGTTGCATCTTTTGCAAAATTAATGGAGTATCGTGAGTTTACACCCTCGCTTAAGATGAAGCTCGTTAAGCTCAAGAGACAAATGATTCAGGTTGTTAAAGATATGCAGGAGTTTAGGGGAGATCATGAAGCGATGCGAAGTGTATTGGAAGAAGGAACAGAGTACAATTTTAATAAGATAAGTCTTAACGATGCCCTGTCTAACCACTTGGCAGCAGAAGACATTTTTAACCTTGAATCCCTATTGGAGGAATTATGAACGAAGAGCCAGAAGTTGAAGTAAGTGAAGTAACACCAGAGAAAGTAACAATCAAGGAGTCACTTGAGATCATCAAGGGTCTTGACCTTCTAGCCGACACAGCAGTGGCAGTTCTTGCTGATGGAGCTGTTAATGGTTCAGATCTTATGATAGTCGTTGAGAAATTTAAAAGTCTTAACGTATTAGTGGAAGCATTTGAAGATTCTGACAAGGCATTGGCTGAACTTAAAGACCTCGATCAAGAAGAGCTTATTCAACTTGGTCTTGCTGGATACTCTCTAGTTAAGAAGGTTGCGCTCGCAGTTAAGTCAAAACGATAATTTAACCACAAGAGGGGTCATGTTCAAAGAGTTAGTAATTACATTGAGAATGGCCCTCACCTTGTGGAATACAAAAGAGAGCCGTAAATATATGGACGAGGTTATCAGGCTTGAGAAGGATAAGTATGAGGAAGAGAACAAGTACCGCCCTGATCATGCTGTTATTGACAATCTTGACTTTAGGTTGCTCACTCTCAGCAAAGCGATTAATTCCGATTTTAAGAAATCGAACTCTTAGAATTCACCCAACAAAACCGGCCTTGTATTATGACTACTGCGTTAAGGAGAAGTTCTTGGGCAAGGAATGCAAGCAATGGCGTACAGACTTCTACGATCTAAATGACAAGGAACAGCGTGTCAAGCTTCGTAACATGGGCTTCAGGTGCCGAGTAATTAACTAGCAGGTTTGCACCAGCATAGGTTTCCCTATACAATGTCCTCAAAGGATAATTAATGGGCAAAACCATATATGTCATACCAGACACTCAGGCTAAAACTGGTGTCTTTAATCCGCTCGAGCCAGTCGCTTACCACATAGCGGCTATTAAACCATCGTACATTATACACCTAGGCGACCATTGGGACATGCCTTCACTTAGTCAGTACGACAAGGGAAAGAAATCTCATGCAGCCAAGACATATCTAAAAGATATTATCGCAGGCAATCAAGCTATGGAACAGTTCTTTGCTATACTTGACCGAGCATGGCCTGAGCATGCTAATGTTTGTAGGAAAATCATCCTTCGCGGTAATCATGAGTATAGGATTGATAGGGCCAAGGAGTATGGCTCCGCTGATCTTCTCGACTTAATGAATCAAAATCCTCCCGACTACACAGGATGGGATGAGCGTATTGAATTTCTAGAAATAAAGACCGTCGAGGGTATAGATTTTTGCCACTATTTCCAGAACGACAACAGCGCCAGACCTATAGGCGCAGCTAGACAATTACTACTTAAGAAGCATAGAAGCTGTATCGCTGGACACATGCAAGGATTTGACTACGCTGAGGGTCTTGTGGGGAAAGATAAGCGCATACAGGCTATCATAGCGGGCTCTTGTTATTATCACAACGAGGCGTATAAACATCACACCAACCACCATTGGCGAGGATCACTTGTCCTTACCGACGTTACCGAGGGAATGTTTGACTTTAGCCGCCATAGTCTTACATTGCTTGATGCACGTTACCTGAGGCGATAGAATTTAGCATGGATGAAAGCCCCACCATGGATGGATAGCGTGGTTAAAAATCGCTAGGGCTATTTAATCTTAAGGATTATCTCAATCATCTTGCCTACCTGACTGATTTCAGAAGACTCATCTTCCCCTTCATCCTCTTTGCCTTTGCCCATAAGTTCACTTAAGTCGTCTACTGTAGGCAATCCATCCTCTCTCTTGACTTTAACTCTTGGCATGTCGTCTTGATGGATAGTCCCACCGTTCTTAGGGTAGATGTCTGATCCCATTTCTTTAGCAGCTTCCATACACTCTTGGCATTCGCAGCCTTTCCCGTGTTTATCTTCCATCATCTTCTCCTTGGCAGTATGTTGCCGGATTCTAGCGTGTTCTGATTTCTCATTCGTTGCCTAAATAGTCGCATTCTTTGCTGCTGCGTAGAGAAGTTTGTTTTAACTGGAGTAAATTGCCTAAGGATAGGATTCTCAGCATCTCTAAAATCTCTATCAATCGCTGGCCTTGTGATTAGTTGATTGACTATCGGTACGTTTAAAGGCGAATCAGTGAACACCTTCCCAAGAACGGCCGCTGAGTCAGATGAGGTATAAAGTCTCCCGTCTCGAGGATCTACAGTA